TTATTCGAAGCACCTTCGCGTTATAAGTGTAATAATTGTTCAACCCAATCAGGCTAATTTATGATTCTTTGTGACCCATCATCAGAACGAGCAGTCCTTTCTTCTATCCTAAAATACGGAGAGGATGCATTTTTAGATATCTCAGATTTAATTACAGAAACCACGTTTACTGTAGATAGTAACCAAGTACTATATCGTTGTCTAAAAAATATTTGTGAAAAATATCCAAAGCCGACTATTGATGTGGCTCTGGTATATGCCTCGGCACAAGAGCTTGATCTTTCTCATGTTTTAAATCAAAAATCAGAGGCACAGCATCTCAAAGCCATCTTTGATTTTCCTGTTAATCTAGAGAATGCTAGAAAATTTGCAGCCAAAATACGCAAATTAGAAATAACCAGACAGTTACACAAGCAGTTAGATACAATTAAAGATAAGCTCTTGGATATAACAGGAACAGAGAATGTCTCTTCTATTTTGGGAGTAGCAGAGGATGCGATATTTGACTTCTCTGCATCATTATCTACAGACTCTGAGTCCTCGCCAACAACAATGGGCGACGGATTAGCAGAATATGTTCAATTCCTACAAGAAAATAAGATTGATCAGGTAGGGATATCTACTGGTTTTCCAGTATATGATCAGGCTATTGGCGGAGGTCTTAGAAAAGGCACCATTAATATGATTGCTGCTAGGCCTAAGATAGGTAAGAGCTTGATGGTGGATAATATGGGCTTTCATATAGCTAATAAATTGAAAATACCAGTACTGAATATGGATACGGAAATGACCAAAGAAGATCATATTCATAGACTTTTGGCTATGATAACAGAAATAGAGCTATCAAAGATTGAAACTGGTAAATTTTCTGAGTCTCCTAACTTATTAAAGAAGATACAGGAAGCCTCAGAAGAACTTAAACAAAGCCCTCTCTACCACAAGAGTATCGCTGGCAAGCCATTTGAAGAGCAGCTGGCTATCATGAGAAGATGGCTAGTGAAAGAGGTTGGCCTAAATGATGACGGCACAGCCAAAGATTGCGTTATCTTTTATGATTATCTTAAATTAATGGATTCTTCTGGAATGTCACAAGACCTAAAAGAATACCAAGTACTAGGTTTTATGATGACCGCATTACATAACTTTGCTATAAAATATCGGGTTCCGATTGTTGGGTTCGTTCAGCTAAATAGGGATGGAATTTCCAAAGAAGGAACAGACACAGCAAGCGGTTCGGATAGAATCATTTGGTTATGTAGTAACTTTACTATTTTTAAGAAAAAGTCAGACGAAGAAGTGGCAGAAGACGGCCCAGATAGCGGTAATCGTAAATTAATACCGATTATTAGTCGTCATGGAGGAGGATTAGATGATAATGACTATATTAACTGTCATATGAAGGGTTGGTGTGCAAAAATCACTGAGGGTAAAACTAAATTAGAATTGGTCCATAATACTAAGGGCACTAAAGACGGATTTATAGTTAATGAAAACAATGACAAAGAAATCTTATTCGTATGATCAATTTCAATTAAATGCTATCTCAAATGTTGCTTGTGATAGAATTGAAGACCTTCTTAAGACTTTAGATATTCATGATTATCGGCTCATGGATAGGATGATTACACTGACATGTCCTATTCATGGTGGAGATAATGAGTCCGCATTTAATTTATATCATCAAGGAGATGACTACAGAGGCAATTGGAAATGCAGAACACAACAATGTGAATCTACATTTAGGTCGTCATTAATAGGATTTGTTAGGGGGTGCCTATCTCATAATAAATATGGATGGAAACAACCCGGAGACAAAATGGCAACATTTGCAGAATCTGTGGACTTTATTGTAAAATTTACAGAACACAATTTGGATGACATTAAGGTTTCCAAAAAACAAAAAGAAAAGGATGCTTTTGTAAGTACCGTAAAGGTTCTATCTTCACCAGATCCAAAACCTGTAAGGGTTATTACTAGAGGAATGATCACTAAGTCCTTGCAAATTCCATCTCCATACTTTTTAAATAGAAATTTTTCATCAGAGATATTAACAAAATATGATGTTGGAGATTGTTCTGTAGAAGGCAAGGAGATGGTTAATAGGGCCGTTGTGCCAATCTATGATCATGATCATAAGTTTATGATAGGATGTAGTGGAAGATCTACTAATAATAGTGTTCCAAAATGGAAACATAGTGATGGCTTTAAAGCAGAAGAATGCCTATATAATTACTGGTATGCCAAAGATTTTATCAAAAAGACATTTGTTGTAGTTTTGGTAGAAAGTCCTGGGAATGTATTGAGACTAGAAGAGTCTGGTATACACAACTCTGTAGCGCTATTCGGGTCTTCTCTCAAAGATAAACAAAAGATCTTGCTAGATATCTCGGGAGCAATGACTATAATAACCATTATGGATAGTGACGAAGCGGGCAAAAAAGCAGCAGAACAAATACGAACAAAATGTAATAAAACATATAATGTTATTAATCTTACTATCGACTATCCAGACGTTGCTGAAATGAATACTGAGTCTATTAAAAAAGATATTCTTCCTACTATCGAAAGGTACATGATATGATTATTGGGGTGTCTGGTCGCAAACAGTCTGGAAAAAGTACTGTTGGCAATTTGATTTATTCATTTTTTATGTCTCAACTAGATATTGCAGAAAAGATTTTTTTGAGTGAGAGTGGGGAAATTATTATTTCTGATCTATATGGCGAAAAAAACTACGAAGGTATATTCGACCCGTATAATACTGCCTCAACAGACTTTTTAATATCAAGATGTTTCGAAACAATGAACAAGTCAATCAAAATATACAATTTTGCAGACGCTCTTAAGAAAGACATATGTATTAATATCCTTGGATTAGAATATAGACAGTGCTATGGTACAGACGATGATAAAAACGAAATGACTCATTTGCAGTGGAATGACAAGAATATTAGCGCCAGAGAGGCAATGCAGTTCGTTGGCACAGATATTTTTAGGACTATGTATAATAATGTATGGGTTGATGCTACTCTCAAAAAGATAACAAGAGAGGCTGTTCCATTAGCAATAATAACGGACTGTAGATTTCCTAATGAGGTAGAGGCCATCAAATCTAATGATGGAAAAGTTATTAGATTAACCAGAGATCCATTTCATTCGGATCACATCAGTGAATCCATTTTAGATAAAGAAAACTACGATTGGTCTAATTTCGATTATGTTGTAGACAATGGTGATAGCTCTTTATACGAACAATCTGTGTTAATTAAACAAATCATAGAGGAGATAGTAAAATTATAATAACTTATTTTCGTAGCAGTTCATTTAACACTCATAGTCTTTGTGAGCAACAGTATTTTCTTGAGTACGTACTTGGGTGGAGAGGTCCTTCAGGACAAAAGGCAGACAAAGGAACAATCGTTCATAAGGTCTTAGAAATATTGGCCGTTATCAAACAAGCTCAACAAGATAAACAAGATTTTGTTGTGGATGATATTGTGGGCAAACTGGACACTAAAGAATATCATCTCAATACAATTATTGAACAAGTATATAAGTATTATTCCGATAGCTCTACTCATCATAAGTGGTCACCAAAAGACTATAAGGACTGTCATGCTTGGGTATATAAAGCGATAGAATTTAATAATGGCATGTTTGATCCTCGGAATAGAAACATATTGTGCCCAGAACAACATTTTGATTTTGAGATAAAGAAAAATTGGGCAAAATATTCGTTTGATACATCAGAAGGTAAGCTGAGTGGAAATTTAGCTTTAAAAGGCACTATTGACTTGATCACCCTTGTTGACGATAATACCATAGAGGTCATCGACTGGAAAACGGGACGCAGACTAGATTGGGCCACAGGAAAGGAAAAGACACAAGAAAAGCTAGAGAATGACCCACAACTTAGAATATATCATTATGCGATCAAACATCTGTTTCCGCATATTCAGCATATAATTTTCTCGATATATTTTATTAATGATGGCGGTCCATTTTCTATCTGTTTCGATGACTCTGATCTTAATAAAACAGAAGACATGCTTAGAGATAAATTCGAAATCATTAAGAATACCAAGAAACCCAGACTGCATAAAAGCTGGATGTGTAGTAAATTGTGTCATTTTGGTAAAAGTACTTTTGAAAATTCATCAATACCAGCTATGACAGAATATAGAGATAATCAAACCTGCTCTAATGGATCAATGATGACCAAGTGCGAGCAGATTAAGCATGATATAGAACTTTATGGAATTAATACCGTCGTAGATGTTTACAAACATTCTGGCCATACATTTGGTAAATATAAAGCCCCAGGCACAACATAAGGAGACAAAATAGATGGACATGACAAAGGTATATACGCCTCTGCATGTCCATTCTTAGGTGAATCTCATTATTCACTTTTGGATGGACTAAGTAAGCCAGCACAAATAGCAGCTAGGTGTCAAGCCCTAGGACTAAAATCATGTGCGATCACAGATCATGGATCAATTTCTGGAGCAGTGCAATTTTATAAATCGCTCAAGGCCAAGAATATTAAACCTATTCTGGGTTGTGAGTTGTATATTAGTAATGATGATTCAATTATTAAGAATAAGGAAAATGCAAAGCTAACACACTTTATAGTCTTAGCTAAAAACAAACAGGGCTGGCATAACCTAATCAGTTTAGTTTCAGAATCTAA